CTAATGGCTAATGCCTCAACTTTACTTTCTAAATCCTTGAATGACCCTAGCAGTGTTTTCTTCATAATATCTGCTTGTGCTTTAGATGAGCCTGTTGCAGAATCCATTGAACTACGCATATCATCGTATGCTTCTTTTGTAGTATTCAATACGGCAAGTAATGCAGATGTGGATTCTGTGCCCGCAATGTCACCTGCTAATTTAAATTTTTCAGCTTCAGTTAGCCCTTGCATTTTAGTTCGCAATTGATCATACACTTTACCAAGACCAATAAATTTGCCTTGTGAATCTGTAGTAGCAATCCCTAACTTTTGTAATGCATCTGCAGCTTCTTTTGGAGGGTCTATTAATCTACTTAACATCATTCGTAATGCACGGCCACTCGTTGATGCCTCAATATTGTTATTACTCATGATAGCTAATGATGTAGATAGCTCTTCTACCGAGATCCCTAATGCAGCCGCTGGAGCACCTGCATATTGGATTGCATTGCCAAACCCAACCATATCTAAACGTGATTTGTTTGCAGCCATTTGAATTACATCGGCCATTCGTGTTGCATTCTCGGCCACATTACCTTCTTGTAATCCCCATGTATTTAATGCACCCGATACAATCCCTGCTGTTGTTTCTAAATTTTCACCAGATGCAACAGATGCTTCTACAATTGATGGTAATGAGCTCATAATTTGACTAGCATTCATACCACTTGCAGCTAAACCATCCATAGCCTCCGCCGCTTGTGTTGCACTTATCGGGAAGTCTGCCCCTAACTGTTTTGCAACATCTCTTAATTTAAGCATTTCATCATGCGTTGCACCTGCTTTTGCACCTGCAGAAGTTACTGCAGAGTCAAATCCTACAAAGGCTTTAACAGAGGCGGCACCCATGCCAACAATAGCAGCAGATACAGGCATCAAGGCGTTACCAATTCCACTAATACCTCTACCTATATTTTGTAGATTTCTACCTTGCCTATCTGCCATATTAGCAGTTGTAGCCATTTGTGAATTAATTCCAGATAATACGGATGTTACACCATCATGTAATCGCATCACCAAATCAATTACTTCACTCATTTTTATTCGCCTCCTTTCTGTCCTTAATTTCTTGCATCATAAAAGCACGGAGGACCATACGTTCTCCGTGCCCCATTTTATGAAATTCCGATGGCATTACATCATGATTGACATACATGTAATAGGCAAGATTTACATCACCATCGGAATATATTAGTTTTTTACTTCATTAATTACTTTTTTAATAGCTTTATCGCCATATCCAGATAGAGCTAATACTTCACGTGCGATTAACTCTAATTCACCGGCTTTAAATAACTTTGTAAACAATGCCTGTTTAGATGGTACTTGAAATTTTTGTAATAATTCTTTAGCTCCGAAGTCTGGAGAAACAATACCTTCAGTTACGACAAACTGTAAAAATTGACTTTCATCAGCATTACCGTCTTCAGTAGCCAACATGCGAAGGTCTGCAATACGTTTGTAACTAATTTCTTTTACAGTTACAGTAAATGGTTCATTAAAAACCTCAGATAATCGAGTAATTTCTAAGTCTTTTTTAGATACCTCTTTCAATGTATCTAAGTCTTTTTCCATTAATTTATCAATGATATTGCTCATCTATTAGTCCTCCACTTTATCAATCACGTCAAACTCTGTAAATGTAAAGTCTACAGATTCTTCTACAAGTGCGCCTACTTTCCAGTTTGCAAGGTCTAAAGAATCGAATGTAACATCATATAACGTTACAGTTTCTACCCCTTTTGCATCAGGATCATCTAATTGAATTACCAATTGGCACACAGTAGCTTTACCTTTTTTAAGGTTTTCAGCCATTTTACTAATCATCAAAGAAGATACTTTGTTCATAGTTAAACTGCCTGTACCTTCATAACCAACATATTTATATTGTTTACTCATTGTTTTGGCTTTTTTAACTTCTTCTTTGCTTAATTTAATTGTAGCTTTAACTGCGGTAGCTTGTGACACCAAAGAGCCATCTAACCATACTTGCCCATGAGAGCCTGTCATTACCTGTTGCGCTGCAAAATTCTCCATGTGTTCCTCCTATTAAATATTAATTGGTAATTGGATATCTTCCATTGCATCAAGCGGTCTTACTTTTGCTTTTAAGAATACAATTTTCTTAGTATCCAATTTTTTAACTTCATCATCACTCATTTTTGCTAATTCTTCTTTTGTGAATAAGCCATGAGATAATTGGTATGTTCGAACTGCTTCACAATCAATTTCGCATGTAGAGTAATCTTTTTGTAACAATCTTTCATTTTCCAATTGTTTGAAATAACCTAGAATCGCACTAATCAACAAACATTTGTTCTCATAATCATTTGTATATTTACCAATGTAAGAATCTTGTGCGGTTTTTCTGATATCGTCATAAATCATATCCATAATGTCTACAATTTTAATTGTTTGATATCCTTCTAGTTTTCCTTGGCTTGTTGTTACCAAAGAGTTCATGGCACGACTCATTTTAAACTTTTCGCCATCATACCAAATGAAGAATTTACCTTCATTCACCATTGTATCCATCTCATCTTGAGTATGACGGTCACAATCAATAACTTCTGTTAATGGTGCATATGTAGCACTTTGTGTCATATTTGTGCCTGCAACAAGACCTGCAATGCGTGCGGTATATTCTGCTGCTTTATACTCACGATCTGCTGTAACAACCTTAGTGTTACCAAAATTGATTACACCTTCGTAATCTGCATTAGAACCCGGCAATACCACCTTAATTTTTTTGAATTTATTCTCACGTGCTGTTTTCACCCACGTTGCAACATACTCTAATTGAGCAGTTTCAATTGTCGGAATTGCTAAATAATCAAAACGTTCTGTTAGCATTGCTTTTAATGGTTCTTGGAATCTATCTGCACCAGCTTTATCGCCACCTTGTTGCATCATATATACAACAACTTTCAAAGGTGGTTTGTTATAACCTTTTAATGCTTTTAGGATGTAATCCTTGTTTTTATCAGATAGTTCCTCTGGAATATCATCTACTGTATATACCAAGAATGGATTTGGTAATACTTCGTGTCCATTAGTTTTTGTTGCTAGTTTATCAATTACTTGCTTTGTATCTTCTAAAATCAATGCAACAATCCCACGTTGGGAACGTTGAATGGCTTCAATACCAGCTTCAATAAATTTAACTACAACTGTAGGCATTCCTAATTTAGCCATTATTTATCCTCCACTTCTACTGTTAATGAGACATCACCCATCATGATGCCTTCTTCTTTCATTTTTTCAATTCGTCCTGTTGTATCCATAAATGTAATATCCATTGTGATTTGTAAGATATCATCTTCCTCTCCTACTCTATCTTGCTGAATATCATCCACATGTAAATAACGATCACCAACAGGAAATCCCATTTGAAACAGTATTAAAAATTTATCAAACACTGTTAAATAGTGTTCTTCATCCTTATCTTCATTGCTAGGGAAATATGTAGCAATGATAGTTACATTTCTTTTAATAAAGTTCTTTGTTTGCATCTCTGAACTCATTAAAAGCTTTACAAAAAA